ACAGACTTCCTTGAGATGCGTGATATTCACTTCAATACGAACCCGATTAGCTCGGTATCGTATGAGTCTCCTAATACCTTCTATCAAAGCACCAGAGCTACTGAGTCTGGTATCCCTAGAACTTATACTGTTCTGGCCTCAGAGCTTCAGTTTGCGCCTATTCCTGACACTGCGTACACGGCTCAGATGCTGTATTACGCAAAGCCTCCGCTGCTAAGTGATAGCAATGCTAGCAATGTATTCTTGGCTAACTGCCCTGATGCCTTGCTGTATGCGGCTCTGGGTGAGGCTGAACCGTATCTGATGAACGATGCAAGATTGCAGGTATGGGCTTCGCTCTATGACCGTTCTGTCGCTTCTATATCTAATTCTGACCAGTCTAGTGAGTACAGTGGTCAACCTATGGCAATGTCTTATAACGTGAGGTAAATCATGGCAGAAATGTCGAATTATCTGGAAAACGCTCTGATTAACGCTACCTTGCGTAATACGAGCTATACAAGTCCTGCAACTGTTTATGTTGGTCTTTATACATCTGATCCTACTGATGCTAATACTGGTACAGAAGTCTCTGGTGGTTCTTATGCTCGTGTTGCTGTTACTTTTGGTGCGCCCAGCAATGGCGTTAGTACCAATAGTGCTGCGGTTGAGTTCCCGCAAGCTACCGCCTCATGGGGAACCGTAGCCTATATTGGAATTTTGGATGCTTCTACGAGTGGCAACCTGTTGTATCACACGGCTTTGGATACGTCTAAAACGATTGATAATGGTGACATCTTTAAGATTGCTATTGGTAGCTTGAGTGTCACTTTGGCATAAGGGGTAGAAAATGCCTCTGGTCGTTAAAGATAGGATAAAAGAGACCAGTACAACATCCGGTACAGGTACATTGACGTTAGCTGGCGCTTCTGCTGGCTTTCGCTCATTTGCAGATATAGGTAATGGCAACACTACCTATTACGCTATTGTTGATGCTACTGCTGGTACATGGGAAGTCGGACTTGGTACTTATACGTCTTCAGGTACTACGCTATCCCGTGACACGATCCTATCGAATAGTTCTGGCAATACGTCTGCGATTAACTTTGCAGCTAATAGCAAGGATGTATTTGTAACGTATCCGTCTAGCAAAGCTGTTTACGGTGATGCTTCTGATATTGCTTACGAGGCTCATTTTGCTGCGTCTAATGGTATTTTGCTAAACAATAATACTATTGCAACATCAATAACTTTGCCTGCCAATTACAACGGCGTTAGTGCTGGAAACATCACATTGAGTACAGGTGTAACTGTGACTGTTCCGACTGGCGCTAGATGGGTGATTGTCTAAATGTTTGGGATTAGTGCATTTGCTCAAGCTCCGTATGCCTCGTTAGGAGGGAATACGTTATTTGGCGCAGCAAGTGTAGATGCTTCTGCGACTGTTTCTGCAAGCGCATTTAGGATTCGCTTTGCTAATGCTGCTGTTGATGGCACTGCTTCTGTTGGTGCTAATGCTATTAGAGAAAGATTAGCTGCTGCTTCTATTTCTGGAATTGCGACAGTTACAGCCTTGGGCGGTATTGTTGCTAGCGCTTCTGCTAGTGTTAATGCTCTTGCAACAGTAACTGCGAATGCCATTGCTGTATTTGCTGGATCTGCTGCTGTTAATGGAACTGCGGTATTTACGGCTGTTGGTATTAGGGTTCAGCAGGGTAATGCTGCTATTGCGACAGTTGCGACAGTTACTGCTGACGGTTTAAGGCTTCGTACTGGTATAGCTAACATCAATGCTGAGGCTACGGTAACAGCTAACGGTGGTGTTGAGTATGAAGGTTTTGCTTCTGTTAATGCTGAGGCCATATTGGTTTGTAGCGCAAGCAGGGTGTTGTTTAATGTTGCTAGTGTTAATGCAGTGGCAATATTCTCTGCGAATGGTGGAATTATTGGTGAGGAATGGTCGGATGTAGTTCCTCAATCAAATGTGTGGACAGATCAAAGTGCTGGCGAGAATACATGGGTTCAAGTATCTCCTTCTGGTGCAAGTTGGGATGTTGTTCCTGCATCAAGCAATACTTGGATAAATCAAACATCTGGTAACAATAGCTGGACGAAACAATAATGGCTAAACAAAAGATAATGCTTGGTGAGTGGCTACCAGATCAGCCGGGAGTCGTTGGGGCTGTTACTGAAGCAGTTAATTGCTATCCTGTTACGAATGGATATGCACCATTTAAAGGTGAGTCTGATCTTTCTGATGCTGCTGGTGCAGAATTATTGCTAGCATTTGGCGGGAAGTTTGCTAACTCAATTAGCTTATTTGCTGGTTCTGCTACGAATCTATATAAGTTTAGCCCTGCTGATCTTGACCTTGACGCTTTGACAACTACAGGATATTCAAACATTGAATTCTGGGATGTTACACAGTTTGGTCAGAAGATGATTGCTGCTAATGGTTCAAACAAACTTCAGTCGTATGATCTTATTTTAGGCACTGCATTTGCAGATTTGGCGGCTGCTGCTCCTGCTGCAAAGTTTGTAACAGTTGTAAAAGACTTTGTTGTTGCTGCGAACGTAAGTGGTGATGAGAATAAGGTTTATTGGTCTGACATTAACGATGAAACAGACTGGACTCCAGCGGCTGCATCTCAATCTGACAGCCAAGTTTTGCCTGATGGTGGCAGCATTACTGGTCTTGCAGGTGGAGAGTTTGGTCTTGTATTTATGGAAAGAGCTGTTTACAGGATGACTTATGCTGGTTCTCCTTTCTTTTTCCAGTTTGACGCTATTTCTAGGTCTTTGGGCTGTATTTCTTACGGCTCTGTCTGTCAATACGGTGGTTTTACCTATTTCTTGGCTGATGATGGGTTTTATGTCTGCGATGGTCAGTCATTAAAGAATATCGGTGAGGAGAAAGTAAACCGTTACTTCTTTGATGTTGCCTCAAAGATTGACTTAAAGCTAAAGATGTCCTCTGCTGTTGATCCTATTCGTAAGTTGGCGATGTGGTGTACGCCTTTGCAGTCTGGTGGTTATGGAATATTTGTTTACAGCATCCCTTTGAATCGCTGGTCTTACATGGATACTACGGCTACATCAATTAACTCAGTGCTGACAGCCACAACAACTCTAGAAGACTTGGATAATTACTCAGCAAGTTTGGATGCTTTGGCTGTTTCCCTTGATGATCCTCAGTGGGCAGGTGGGAATCTGATTTTGGCAGGTACTAAAGACCAGAAAATCATTACATTTGGTAATTCTAATAAGGCTGCTTATATATCAACGGGTGATATTGATGTGGGTCGATCTACGGTAATGCTGGCTAGGCCGATTGTTGATGGTGGTAGTGGTTCTGTAGCGGTAGCTAGCCGGGATAATCTTGGTGAACAAGTGGTTTTTGGTGATTCAGTAGCTGCTGACGCTGAAAACCGTGTGAGCTTGCGGTCTAATGGCGATTTCCATCGATTAAAGCTAACTCCTACTGGTGTTGGTTGGAAAACAGCGGTTGGCATGGAAGTTGACGTATTTCCACAGGGCAACCGATGAGCAGAACGGTACAATTTCAGACACTTCCGCAGTTTGGTGCTGACCAGAGGCAGGTTGCTGAGGTTGTTCGCGGCATTATGAATGGTAAGACCAATAATACTGGCTTAGTTACCCTAGCCACAGGAAATGCCACTACAACTACCCTATTTGATGAGCGTATAGGCTACGACAGCCTGATATTCTTTGTTCCTGTATCTGCTGCTGCCTTTACCGATTCAATGCCTTACGGGGCGTTTCAGAGCCTTGCAGACCAAGCCATAACAGCGAACACTGCTACGGCAATGACGTTAGACACAACGGACTATTCCAGTGGTGTATATCTGTCTAATAGTTCTAGGATGAATGTAAGGAACTCTGGGATATATAACCTTCAGTGGTCTGGTCAGTTTCAGAATACTGATAGCCAGTTGCATGACGTTACCGTTTGGCTAAGAAAGAACGGGTCAGACATTACAGGATCATCTGGTTTTATTTCTATCCCGAACAGTCATGGCGGTGTTAATGGTCATGCAATTGTTGGTTGGAATTACTTTTTGGAATTAAGCGCAAACGATTACATTGAGATTTACTGGTCTGCAACTAATGCGGCAATTAGCCTTGAGTTCTATGCAGCAGGTACAAGCCCAACCAGACCAAGTACAGCCTCACTTATTACAACGCTGAATTACATTTCTCCAAATGCGTCATCAAACATATATGTATCAAGTAGGCAACAGGGGCAGGCAACCTTAAACCATTGGGCAAACAGTACAGCAGATAAGACGTATGGTTATATAATTGTCGGATGACAGAATTTAAACATATCCCTGTGGATGATCTCCGCAAATGGTGGCCTAGCCTTCGTGCTGGCTTGAACAAAATTAAGACGAAAAGTCCTGAGAATTGGATACCTGAAGATGTGTACACAGATTGCTGGAATCAAAAGGCAATGCTGTGGGTGGTACTGAAGAATAACCATTTTTATGGCTTCTTTATCCTGCAACCAATGGGCGAGGAATTGCACGTTTGGGCTGCATGGACGTTAGAAAATGATTATCAAGT